GTGAGCAAATAATTACCACACAAGGCGCCACAGTTGCACAGCACGGCTTGAATGCGGCAATGAAAGCTAATCCTATTGGGATTGTAATCACTGGAATAACTCTTTTGACAACTGTTTTGACGGTGTTTAAGAGCGAGACAAAGCAAGCTTTTGAGGAAGCAACTGCAGTATCAAGGGAATATGCTGAGGAAATTCAAAAGCTTAAAGAGGAGAATGAAAAACTTCGTGGTAGCTATGAAAGATCAATAGCGGGCACTGAGGCATCCGCTGATATGGCTTTGTCCTATGTAGAGCGTCTTAAGGAGTTAGAGGAACAGGGGATTAAGACTGCAAAGCAACAAGAAGAGTATAACCAACTACTTGAACGCATAAAGGCTGTAATACCTGATATCAATCTCCAAATCGATGAGCAGACAGGGCTTTACAAGGGTGGGGCAGAAGCCTTAAAAGAGGAGATACACGCTCAAAAAGAACTTATTAAACTTAACGCTATTAAAGAGCATGCTACTAATTTAGAAAAAACACAATACGAAAATCTTGCAAAAATACGCAAAATCACTGAAGAAATTAATAAAGAAAGAGAATATTTTTTTGATTTAGCACGCGGAACGGTCAGTCCTGATTTTGATTCTATCTTCAAATTTAAAGTGACAAAAGAAAATGTTGACTCTCTTAGCAAAAGCTTAGAAGAAGCCCAAGAGATTTATAATGATACATCAACGGAACTTGATTTGCTTTGGGATGAATACGAAAAAGGCATTGGCGTTGTAGAAAATACAAGAGACGGCATAAACGATCCTCCAGAATACGCTAAAACTGTTGCACAAAATGTATTGTCACTTGCTGAGGCATATGCAAAAGTTGAAGAAGAAGCAAAAAACAGCATAGAGGGGCAATATCAGCTATGGGATACCGCTGCTGTTGTTATCCCTAAAGACATTTCTGAGATTAATACTGCGCTCGAAACACAAGCTTCGTACTGGAAAGATTACACTACCGATCTTGCGGCATTAAAAGAAAAAACCTCTTCAATAGAGGGGCTCTCGGAGGTTATATCTGCGTTTGCTGATGGTAGTGCGGACAGTGTTAATGTTGTAGCAGGTCTTGCAAAGGCTTCTGATGAAGAAATAGCCAACTTTGTTGCTACATACAGACAGATGCAAGCCTATCAAAAGGAAGCTGCTACAGCACTGGCAGAGACAAAAACCGGGCTTGAAGCTGCGATAGATGAATTGAATTTATCCGATGAAGCCAAAGCCGCAGGTAAGGCAACCATAGATGCTTATATACAAGCTATAAAGGATGGCACTGCCGATGCTGAAACTGCAATTTACGAATTAGCAAAAATAATAAGTGTTCCATTAAATTTACCTGTTTCATCAATTGTACCGACAAAAGAAAAAGAGCCAAGCGATGTTCTGGATGATCCTTTGTGGACAAACAGACAGCTAAATCCTATTACGGGTTACGCTAAAGGCACTTCCTATGCGGCAAAGGGGTGGCACATGGTTGGCGAGGAAGGACCGGAACTGGCATATTTCAGAGGCGGCGATACAGTGTACGACGCTAATGAAACTGCTGAAATATTAACGCCGCAAACAGGTACTACTATGCATATACAGATATCCCCACAGTTTAATATATCTACGGCAGACACAGCGGATGAGCTTAAGGAGTTGCTTGACGGGTATAGCGATACGCTTGTAGAAATGGTTGTTGACGCTATTGAAAACGATTCGTCAGACAGAAAAAGAAGGGCATACGCATGAGTACATATACAACTATCCAAGGGGACACATGGGACAGTATAGCCTGTGTCCAATTAGGCAGCGAAAAGCACACTCATTTGCTGATTGAAGCTAATTTAGCTTATAGGGATGTGTACATCTTTACTGACGGCATTGTGCTTAATATCCCTAATATCAATACAGATATGGCGGCAAAAAAATTGCCGCCTTGGAAGCGGGTGAGCGGATGAGCAACAGCGAACTTTTGCGCCGCGTCAGAACGAAGATATACTTTGACGGCGTTGATATTACCGATGACATTAATAAGTATTTGTTAACCCTGAGTTTTACGGATAACGAAGCGGATGAAGCAGACGACCTACAGCTTACCTTGTGTGACAAGGATGATATATGGCTACAGGATTGGCTTAATAAAGCTATATGGGCAAGCGTTACATCAAAATATACATCCTCGGGTGCCACAAATGAAGGCAACCAAGTTATAACAAGATACAAGGTTATAGCCACAAGCGGTGTCAATGTTCACAGCCGCCCCGGCGAACAGTATTACTTATACGGTACGTTAGCATACGGCACTGTTATAGACGTTAAAACTGTAACTAACGGCTGGGCGAACATAACCTATTCAAACAAAAATGCTTATGTAAAATCATCAGCATTGCAAGCTATACATTCAAGCGCTACTAGTGCCGCAACAAAAAACACATTAGGTTGGAGAGTTGGCGACATCGTAACAGTAACAGGGATTCCTCACGAATCAAGCTATGGAGAGGGAAAAAACGGTGTTGCTGTTACAAATTACGAAGGAAACATAACACAGTTAAACCTTCGAAACAATGTACCATACCCAATATGCGTAGGTAACTTAGGATGGTTTGCAGAAAGCGATGTAACTGCGCTCTCAAGCTCTGCATCTGATGTTTCCTGCGATGATGCCTGCAAAGGTATGAAGATACAAGCCGTTATTGTGCGTGAAAACTGGCGAGGCGATGGCAAGGACGACGTGCTAGACTGTGGTCAGTTCGAGCTTGACGATGTTAGTGCAGGGGGACCCCCTAATGTTATCATCTTAAAAGCTAGCTCCTTACCGTACACCAGTACTGTACGACAAACAAAGAAAAGTAGATCATGGGAAAATTACACACTGTCAGGTATAACAACTCAAATAGCTGCTCAAAACGGAATGGCGTATATGTTTTTAGCCGCTACAGATACTTCATATTCTCGTGTAGAGCAGTACAAAACAAGCGACATAACTTTTTTACAAAAGCTTTGCGAAGAGGCAGGTTGCTCGCTTAAATGCACTAATAACATACTTGTTGTATTCGACAAGGTTATAAGCGCAACCAACACAGTAAAGACGTTTGACCGAAATAAGCTTTCAAGCTCTACTAAATACAAATTAAATACAGGCAAAAGCGATACCTATTCAAGTTGCCGTGTTAGCTATGTAAACGCTAATGGAAAGCTCATTGAAGCTACTGCTCATATTGATGGGTACGACAACGAAAGTAAGGATAATCAACGCCTTGAGATATCACGAAAAGTAAACAGCGGTGTTGAAGCGCTAAAGCTTGCAAATCGTTTGTTGGAGCTACATAACCGATTTGAAGCAACGGCAAGTTTTACTGTGCCGTTTGACCCTGCTTTGCTTGCAGGTTGCGATGTGAAGCTTATAAACTTTGGATATTGGACCGGTTCGTATGTTATTAAACAAGCAAAACACAGTATTGGAAACTCTGCGTCAACAACGCAAATAACGTTGCGTAAGATTTTAAGTGATGTTAACCATTCAAATCCGCTGGGTGCTGCAGGTACCAAAACCATATCACAGTTAGCACTGGAGGTTATACGCGGAGAATGGAGTGCAGGGGATGAGCGCCGTCGTCTACTTACGGAAGCCGGTTACGATTATACCGCTGTACAATCAGAAGCAGACAGGGTACTTAAAGGATGAGAGAATGAATGAAACAGTAAGGATAGGAATAGTTCAAAGCGTAGACACACAAGCGCGAACAGCAAGGGTGTACTTCCCAGACACCAAAATAATGTCCGGACCTTTAACGGTGATTCGCACCGACCATTCAGCCGCTGCGTGGATGCCTGGTATCAACGATGCTGTTTTATGTCTGTACTCAGGAACATTCAACGCTGATGGCTTTATTATTGGAGGTGTATAAAATGCCGCAAGGTAGAATAATAGGCAGTTTTGGAGATGTTATATTCTCGGTATCTGCAGATATGATAAAGACATTGCGTTCAATGACTGTATCAGCTTCAGCAAGTATACAAAGTCATCGCCGCCACCTTCAAAAGCCATTGCCTGAATACATAGGACCGGACAATAAAACTATTACGTTTTCTTTGCGTTTATCAAAATATCTCGGCACAGATCCTAAGGTTGATTATA